GAATACTCTTTACATAGAGAAGGTGAAACTTCCTTTAAGAAATTATATAGGTTCATTCCTGCGCCACAGTTGTGACATTTATAAAAGAAATCATTACCTTTCTGGTAGAAATAACCTCTCGCTTTGTTCTTGTTCTTTGTTGAATCTCCGCAGATAGGACATCTAGTATTTGCAAGATTATCTTTCTTCCATGCAAACCTTTCCAGTTGTGGTGAAATCATATTGATGAATTTCTTGTCTATGAATGTACTCATTCACTATACCTTCCACTCAGAAAATTTCTCTTTGGATGTTTTAAACTTCTCATCAAAACTCTCACCATCAAAACCAGAACCTAGTGTTGACGTGCCGCTCTGATTTGATTGAGACAATCCCGCCTGTTGATCTTTCTTTACGTCATACAGTTTCATCTTTGCACGGTTGATTCCAAGAATGAATTTTCTATTAACCACCGTGGTATTATATCGATTCTTCAACTGCTTCACAAGAACCTGATTTTGTTCATCTAGTTCTTCTGTTGCAATCAACGCAATCATGAAATCCGCAGTTGCGGGAAGTCCGAAAGATTCTGATGTGTCTTCAAGACTAACATCTGTGCTTGAAAATCCTGCTCTATTTGTCTGTGTTGCAGACCACAACGGGACGTTATATTCTACTGCAAGTCCACGAAGTTCCTCTGCGATTGATTTAACATATTGATAGGTATTGATATTGCCACCAGACTTCAACCTTGCAGATGCACAGATGTTGAGATAATCAATGAATATAATGTCTGGTTTAAACTTCTTCTTCATTGCGAGTTCATCCAACAAAATCCTAAAGTGATTTGCATTAGCGGTTGCAGTTGGGTATTCTTTGATGATTAACTTACCTGTAATCCCAGCAGTCTTTGTGTTTAGTTTACTGTCATAAATTTGTTTGGGGAGATCTTTCAGATCATCCATCGTAATGTCCATGAGATTCGCATCAATGCGTTCTGCAATTCTTTCTTCTGCCATTTCACATGTAATGTAAAGAACATTCAAATTTTGACTCAAACAACTTGCTGCATGATGACACATAAAGAGAGACTTACCGACGCCCGTTCCCGCCATTATGATGTTGAGAGTCTTTGGTGTTGTCCCACCACCAGTGATTGTATTGAGGAAATCTAAGTCGAAGGGGACTTTTTGTTCGACTCGGTGGTAGAATTCAAATCGTTCGTCTGAGTCTTCGATGTAGTCGTGTCCGATGTGGGTGTCGAAGGAGACCGAGAGTGCGTCCGAAAGGATGTGTGGGATTGCATTCTCTGTCTTTGACGCTGACTTCCCATCGATGATGTGAATTGATTCCATAATCGCATTATACACCGCCTTATCTTTACAGAAGTTTTCAGTTTCTTTTAATAACCATTTTTGATCGGGAAGAGTTTCCTTCTTCTCCAGACTATCTAGTATATCCGAAATGCCCTTATATTCATCTTCTGTTATGCTCTTGTTTTTATCTAGATTAATTGATATCGCCTCCTTGGTAGGGAGACTATTATACTGCAAAACAAAATCACGAATGCTCTCAAACAGAACCTTCTCCTGTTTGCTGTGAAAATAATCACTCTTCAGGAATGGAATAACACGACGAGAATATTCGTCATTGTGTATTAAATTCTCTAGAACAACAAATTCAATCGACTTCACTTTCTTCTTCTACCTCCGGGTCTGTCGGTGAACCTGATCGGAGAAAATCATCTCCAAGTTCATGTATCTCTTCATCAAGCACTTCAACCACAATTTCACCCAAGAAGTTAATAAACTCTTGATCTTCCGTGATGTTGTTGGGATTTTCAATAATGTCATAGTTGAAATTACAACGAACATGTTCTCCATTTTCTGAGAAATTGATTTTACCATAACGATAAACCACCCCTTCATATTTCCCTTCGATAATTTTGATCGGTAGGTTTTCATCCAACCCAATTGATGAAGTCTCATCATACTCATATTTTTTACTCATTGTGTGTTTCCTCCTGTACTTTACCATACTTAAACTCTATTGCAACTGCTTCTTCTAGTCTTTCCATCACACCCTCTGTGAAGTACTTTTCTGGATTACCGTTAATTGACTTCTCAAATGCAGTCTTACCATCTGGAAGTTCGATGCGAGTTGACACCTTCTTAAATATATCATATTTGACTGCAATAGGAACCAATCCGTAATGGGGATTTAATCCAGTATCGTAGTTCAACTGCACCTCTACCTCTTTGTTCTCTTTGGTGAGTCTTCCTTTGTAGAGTTTACATTTGATAATATTACCAATGATGTCATTACCTTCCTTGTCCTTCTTCTTGGATAGATAGACAATAGTAGATGCAGCATACTTTAATCCTGTACCACCGCCCATTTCTTTCATTGGAACATATGCACCAATGATGCTATAGGTGTGATTAGTCATCACCAACGGAATTCCTGCTCGTCCCAACTTCAATGTCAACACACGGAATGTTGCTTTGATGACTTGCGCTCTTGTCATGTCTCGGGTGGTCTTTCCTTCTGATGTATCGTTCATTTCCTTTTCGGTTGACAACATCCCTAACGAGTCCAACACAACCATCACTGGTTTCTTGTCCTTGGACCCAATGTATTTGTCAACAATAGAAATCGCTTGATGACGAAATGATTCTACCGTTGCAACGGGGAAGATAGCAAAACGATTTGCATCCATCCCCCTCTCACCAATCATGTCACTCGTTACCGCTTGCTCGGTATCGAAGTAAAGAATGACACCATCGGGGTTATCATCAAGAAACTTCTTTGCCATCCCAAGTGCGAAATACGTTTTGCCTGTTGCCGATTCACCCGCGAGCGCGATGATTTTATTGTTGGGAATCCCGCCGTATAGGGAACCGGACAACAGGGCATTAAACGCATAAGAACCAGTATCAACAAAACCAGTAATGTCTGAGCCTTCAACTCCATCAGACACAACACCAGCGTATTCGTTGCCTGAACTCTTAATAATATCTTTCAGAAAGTCAGTCACTCTTTTTTCTCCTAATCCAAAAACTCGTTAAGATCTGGAATTTCTCTTTTATTTTTGAAGCATTGTAATTCGGGTGCTTCTAAATGTTCTGTTGGTTTCACTTTATCAATAGTCAATTGAGTAGAACATTTTGAATAAACATCGTGAGGGTAAAAATAAATATTATGTGTTACGGGATCCACTCCAACCATCCAATCAATGTTGTTATCCCTGTAGTATCGTCTTCCGTCTGTCAACTTCAGAACAATTCTTGGTCTTTCACCTTCCATGACAAGACCATTTGTTGCAACATGCTTACCACCCTGTCTCGTCAAAGTTTTCACCTGATAAGTGACACAACCAAGATCTTCATGATATACAACCAAATCTGCCATTCCTTTACCGTGTTGTGCAGTAAAGGCATTCCATCCCTGTCCGGTAAGATATGATAATACAATATCCTCACACTCGTTACCTTTTAGTTGTTTTACGTTTCTAGGATTCATTCTTCTTGTTCTTCTTTTTTAATTTGGTTCGACGGCGTGGTTTCGGGTCAATCACTTCTGCCCAAGGGAACCACATTTGCTTACCCTCTGTCATAAACGAAAACGTCATCTGTTTGATAAATTTATCCATAGGTGTTCCTTCTATCATGAATATCTCTCCATTTCCTGTATAGCATACTCTAAGTCTTTACATTTGTCCAGTGCCTGTTCGTATATTTGTGCAGAACAGTTTTCATCTTTCTGCATATTTAAAACTTGCCTCTTTGATTCTTTCAATGTGTTTTCTAATACTTCGGTTATTAGTTTCTTCACCTTATACTCTATCATTATATTCATGCGAAAAACTCCTCTAATGTTGAAACCTGTTCCCAGTTCCACCCTATCTTCTCTAATATTTTCTTGATTGGTTCAAGAAATGCTTTCTCGAATTGTCTATCATAATCAATATATTCCTCAAGTTTAAATTCTTTCGGAAGACTATTTGGAAACGCAATCACCTGATCTTGCCCTGCAACACCACCTGTTGGATTTGGTTTTATAAGATGTAAGAATTTGATCTTATCACCATCAATGATCTTTCTATATTTCCTTCCAAGTTTCAACTTGTCAATATAATGGTTGTATATTAGGCTACCCTTGACTGCAATGGGTGTTGACTTTTGGTAAATGCTTCCTTTATCAGAATACTTATCCATCCCATTTACCCCTCGGGGGAATGCGATATCTTCTGGTGTAAACGTCTTAAACTTCTTTCTAAACCCTTCAATGAATTCTATCACTGAATGTTCGTCTGTGGTAAGAATTAAATTGATTGCTTCCTTCAGAGAATCTCGAACCACCTGTGGGGTAGAACTTCGTGTGGTTTCAATTCCCATGATCTTCTGCTTCGGTGGATCATACCGAACACCTTCTGAATCATGTACACGCATCATGTAACGCTTCTTTGCAGTCCAAACTCCCTTGTCTGCAATACATTCACGATCCATAACCATCTTATTTTCATATGCATTCATTATGCTTGCTAATTCATCGTACTGCTTCCTGATGAATGGGAGAATAATTTCCTCTGATGCTTTGTCGAGGAATTCTACTATTTCTTTTTTGGTTCTGCCCAGACAAACTTTGTCCACAAGATTACCAAGGCGCAAATAAACACTATCCGTATCACTAGCGACAACATAATCATAATCCTTTGTGTTGATTGTTTCATTCAGGAACTCGTTGAGTTTGTTTGCAATCCATTGGATGCTTAATTGTCCTGATAGAGTAATAGCCTCTGCTAAATCTGTGTCGTAATATCTAAACCACTCATTTCCGATTGCACCATAAGCAGAGTTGAGTTGAATCTTNCNNACCAACTGNAANTTNTTATANTTNGCAATNTCCTTATCAAGTTTCTGACACATCAATCCTTTGCCCATTGCTACTGTATTGGACTTTGCAACTTCCTGTCTCTTCTTCTGACACTCAATCATCTTGCCTTTATACATCTTACGTTCTTTGTACAACTTCTCCATGAGCGCAGGAAGAAACCCCTGATGTTCCTTTGTAAGTTTCTGGCACATCAATCCCTTGCCCATCGCAACAGTATTTGATTTCATAATTTCCTGTCGTTTCTTTTGGCATTCAATCATCTTGCCTTTATACATCTTACGTTCTTTGTACAACTTCTCCATGAGCGCAGGAAGAAACCCCTGATGTTCCTTTGTATAGCATGTTCCATTTGCAGCAACAGAATAATTTTTATCAGTATGTACTTTAATTGCATCGGGAACTAAACCACTTGTATTTGTGAGTATAGAATTTGGTGTGATCATAAAGTCTTGCGGTTGATCTATTTTTGTTTCAGGGCTGATGTTATAATGCATAATAAGGTGTGGATACAAACTGTTCAAATCGAATGACACAACCCAATCATGCATCCCTGTGATTGGTTCCTTTACATATGCACCTGCATATTGAGCATTCTTCACACCTGTTGTCTTTGGTGGAATTACAATATTGTGTTCCATTAGGTAGTGGTAAATGATACAGTCCCACGTTCGCACTTGTCCAAACACATCTGCGAAATTCACCTTCGCTGAATATGCAAGAGATACTGCTAGTTCCAACAACTTCATTTTATCTTCGAGTTTGAGGACCAACTCAACGTCCTTCACGTTATACTCAACGAATCTCTCGAAGTCCTTCTTGTAAAATGTAGCCATGCTATCATATTCATCATACGACAACTTCTTTTCGCCCAACTCTACAAATGCAATGTGATCTAAACGATACGATTCTTGATTAACATATGTGAACGTTTGATAAAGTTCATAATAATCTAACGTTGCAATTCCAACCAATTCGTATGTCTGATTCTCACGATTCATCTTCTTGATGTTTCGTTCTTTAAGAATCCTCCAAGGTGACATTCGTTTTGCTACTGTCTCTCCAAGAACTATAGACAAACGATTGACGAGATATGGAATGTCGAAGAATCTTACGTTCCACCCTGTGATGATATCTGGTGATTCAAATTCCCACGTTGCAAGAAATGATTCTAATAATTCTTCTTCATTGTCAAATTGAAACTGTCTCAGTTTCCCATCGTATGGTGACTCTGCAAGATTAAATTTACCCAAACCATAGACGTATTTCCATCCATTATAGTCCACTGTGATTGCATTGATTTTCTCATTTGCTTCTTGTGGGTGTGGGAAACCATCTTCAGATTCACACTCGATGTCTATTGTTGCAACCTTGATCTTTGAAAAATCATATTTAACTTCACCCTTATAGTTTGCACCAATGAACTGATATATAAAATCATTGTTCCCATAAATCTCAAACCCATTTACGCTTTGGTATTTGTTGATGAACTCTCTGGTGTCTGGAATGTTTCCCGGTTTAATTGGTTCAACAAAGACACCATCCAATGTTCTAAATTGTGTTCTCTCTTTAGATGGAACAAACATTGTGGGGTGAAATTCTTCTTTTATGTTGAAGGGCGTTCCGTTCTCGTCCCTACCTCTATAGAAGATATATTTACCCCGCATTGCTACGTTGGTGTAATAATTATTCATTCTTATCTTTTAAAAAGCCACTGAATAAAACCATGTAATTTATAATATCAACAACCGCATCATGGTAACTTTCATTATCTACTTTTAAAGTTCCAGCAGAAGTGAATGTTGAGAGTCGTGATAGTTTATCACAAACCCGTACAAGAAATCCTTGCTCCGTGCTACAAATTCCCATCGCCTCTGAACGGGTGAAGTTTGCAAATGGTGTGTCGCCTTCTTTGCCAGCGTAGTCGTGGTTTTTCTTTTCCATCAAATTTAACGCCTCACCACAAAGTGCTTTGTGGTGTTCAAACAATTCTTTTCGGTTCATTATATCT